TGCGCCACTTATGACGGCAACAGGAGCTGCATATAACGGAGCTTATCGTCCACCAGTTGTAAGTGTTTCTATACCAAGTGTACCTGCGTTATTACCTCCTGCACAATCTGCACCTGTCGTTGCACCGCTACCTGGGATTACTTCAGGTTGGGCGTATCCTACGGGTAATAGTCCAGAATTCCTTGCCAAGGTATTAAATCCTGCATCGGCATTCCTTTCTATTGTTGCTGACTTTGTTCCAATTGATCTTGGAGCATGGGGTATGACATTATCTAAAATGCCTGAACCTCCATCGAAGTCAACTTCTATTGTACCTAAAGGTTATTTCGCAACGGGTCACGCATCAGGCGTTCTTGCACCTCTTGATGATTCAGCAACTAACTCTGATATAGGAGGCGTGTAAAATGGCAGGCGAATGCATAGATCCTAATGATCAAGTTACATTAAATAAGTTATCGTTAAATCCTGTAAACGTTACAGATCTAAAAGGAAGATATACTCTTTCTCAAATTGATGCAGTAGCTCAACAAGTTGCAGATAGTATTGCTAATGATGCAGAATCAAACCCATTATCAAAGGCAACAAGATTATATGGAGATGATTTAGGTTTATCAAATAATTACTTAAATGGATTGCTTCGTCAAAGAATAGGTGATCTTGGTGGTTATCCTGACCTTGAAGGAAGATGGGAACGAGGAAATATTTCTCAACTTGAAACTGCCGACTTTATTCAGAGATATAATTATACTCCTCAAGGTCTAATGAATGAAAATGATTATTTGAGATTAGCAAGGAATTTAGATTCTTATTATAAAAACGATTTCAGTACAAGTTTATTAGGTGGATTCTGCGATAGGTTCGATTCTATCTTTTCTTCTATTGATGCATTCTTTGATTTAATTGGAGTTGTAGATGGTCTAATTGCAGATGCATTAGCAATTGCCGATAAGATCAGTAGAGGGTATGATGGAATTAAAGATCTTACTGTTGAAGAAGTCATTGAAAAACTAATTAAAGAAATTAAGGAAAAAGTAAAAGCCGTTGTTGAGCAAGTGTTTAAAGAAGTAGAAGATATGGTTGGTAATTTCGATCCTGCTGCCATTACAGAAGGCTTTGAAACATTTGTAGATGCTAAAGTTGTAAAAGGTATTATGACAGTACGAGAACAAACATGCGCGTTCTTTACTCCAGAAAATAAGAAAGGTATTACAGATAAACTGGAAGGACTGATTGATTATGCAAGAAGTCTATTTGAGAGTCCTCGTGTCTGTGCACTTGCAGCGAATGTAGAGGCTTTAATAAGGGACATTAACAAACCATTGAACGATTATACCAACCGATATACAACTATCGTAAACAGGCTTAAAACTATTTCAAGGATTAACGAATCGACAGCAATCAAGTCAGGAGCGATACGGTATTCTCCAACAACTAGGAAAGAGGTAATAAATAGATTAGAAGGTAGATGGACTTTGGCTGGTGGAGACGCAATCACTAACACTGGTGAGCCACCAAAAAACATCGCCCCTATTACTGCTGCGGATTATAGAGATCTGCCAAGGTGTGGTATCGTATTCGCAGGCAATGACTCGGATATAGGTGTAGGTCCAAGTGGAAGTATAAACCACTTTGATGCAGAGGAAGGCGTTGGAATATATGGATATACAAGAGTAGATCTTGATGTTAAAGTATATCTTAAAAGATTACAATTATTAACAGGCAGTAAACTTATCATAACAAACGGTTGGGTAAGTAAAGCTTATAATACAGAACAGAAATGGGCAGAAGACAATTCCCATTTAAGTGGAATGGTAGTTGATATTAAAAAGGATATGGCTGACGTTCCAAAGTTTTTAGAAGACGCGTTTACTACAGGATTTAAATACGTTAAAGAATATGATGATTTCATTCATTTAGATTTAAGAGAAATATTATAAATGTCAATAGCAGAGTACTTATCGCCTAAAAAGAAAAAGGTAAATCTTTATACGGACTTCCATAAGGATCTTCGTATTAGTCCTGTGTCAAAAGACATTGCATTACAAAAAGATGAGACAGCAGTTAAAGACGCAATTAAAAATCTTATATTAACCGATCGTGGTGAACGACCAATGCAACCATACTTAGGTGGCAATATTCGTGATATGCTTTTTGAGAATCTAACACCAGGAACGCTTAAACTAATTAAAGACAGAGTAACATCTACAATTACGACTTACGAACCAAGAGCAAGTTTAATTGACGTATATGTTTCGGGAGATCTCGATGCAGGAACCGTTAATGTTAAAATTACTTTTTATGTTCGTAACGAGCAACAACCAATTTCATTAGATGTTATATTAAAAAGGAATAGATAGAGATGGCAAATCCAAAAACACCAATTACTGAATTAGATTTCGAAAGAATCAAAGATCAGTTTAAGGTATATCTTCAAACGCAAACACAATTCAAGGATTATAACTTTGAAGGTTCTAACCTGTCTGCTTTACTCGATGTACTTGCTTTTAATAGTTACAATAATAACTTCTATACGAACATGGCGCTCAACGAAATGTTTCTTGACTCTGCCGTCCTTAAGAACTCAATCGTTTCACATGCAAAAGAATTAAACTATATTCCTCGTTCACGTAAATCTGCTAAGGCAATTGTTAATTTAAGAATTGAAGATACAGTCACGCCAGATTCAACGATCTCAATTCCTCGGTACTTTAGTTTATCTGCTAACTATCAAGGAGAAAGTTATAATTTTGTAACAGATCAATCATACACGGCAAGAAGAACATCTCCTGGTGTATTTGAAGTACAAAATGTAGAAATGTTTGAAGGAGAAATGTTAACAAGTTTCCAAAGAGAAGGATTTATTGTTGATGCAGATGGTGTACTTAGAGTATTCCTTACAAACAATGAAGTAGATACAGATTCAATTGTTGTATTTGTTGATGCAGAAGCAACTGACGATGCAAACGTATTTCAAAGAGCCAATACAATTTACGGTGTTAAACCTGATGACAAGGTATTCTATCTTGAACCTTATCTTGATGAAAAATATTCTATTTACTTTGGTAAGAATCAATTTGGTTTACAACCTCAAGAGTTTGAAGATGTAAGAGTACGTTATAGAATCTGTTCAGGAGAAGAACCAAATGGAGCAGATACTTTCGGTCAAACATTTATTGGTGAAAACGGAACCGTCTCTGCTACTGTCGTATCCGCAGCTGTAGGTGGACAAGAACGCGAATCAATGGAAAGCATTCGTTACTTTGCTCCTAAGGCATTACAAGTTCAAGAACGAGCAGTAACAACAAAAGATTACGAAATATTATTACAACAAGCATTCCCTGAGATTACAGCGGTGTCTGCTTATGGTGGAGAACAGTTAGATCCACCTCAATTTGGTAGAGTTGCGATTTCAGTATTTCTAAACGACAATACAAGAATCATATCTTCAACATTATCTAATTCATATCTTGCTTATTTAAAAGAAAGAGCACCATTAGGTATTGAACCAATCTTTAAACAAACTGAATTCGTTTATGCTGATATGGAAGTAAGTGTAAATTACAGTAAAAAGAATACAGAGAAATCTGCTTCTGATTTAGAATTACTTGTAAGAAATGCAATACAAAAATATTCAGACGACAACTTAGAATCTTTTGATAAAACTTTAAGATCATCAAAACTATCAGGAATTATTGATACGTTGGATGTAGGTATATTAAGTAATGAAATTCATGCTGTTCCTATTATTGAATATTCACCACCTCTTAATTTTAACACTAACCCAACATTTAAATTTGAGTGTGGCTTAATTAGACCATACGCTTATAAAGCAGCAAACGGTTTTGCGAATTATAAACCTGCGATTAAATCATCTCCATTTGATATTGATGGTCTCTGTGTATTCTTACAAGACGATGGTAACGGAAACATTATGATAATAACAGATGACGTTACTAATCCACAAATTATTAATCCTGCTGCAGGAACAGTTGATTATATTAAAGGTGAAGTCAAATTAACAAACTTTAAAATAGAAGCGTTTACTGGTTCAGCAATTAAGATAACAGCAAAGACAATTGAAAACGACATTAAAGCTCCGCAAGGAAGAGTCTTTATATTAAGAGACACAGATATTAAAATAGTTATGGACCTGGATGAATCAGGAGGAAGAGCAACTGCAACGCAAGCCGCGGCCTCTACTTCTAATACATTAACGTCAACAGGATCTGGCTCAGCTTATTAATAAGAGAGAACAATAATGCCTCAGGGTGAAATAGAAAAAAACATATCGCTTTTTGTTAAGCGCCAATTCCCAGCAATATATAGGGAAGATGGACCTGAGCTTGTTCAATTAGTTGAGGAGTATTATAAGTGGTCTGAAACTCAAGAGAATCAGCATTTATACCAATCAAGACGTTTATTTGAAACAAAAGATATAGATTCAACATTAGAGAGTATGATTATACTCTTCAAGAAAAAGTTTCTTGCTGACCTTCCTCTCAAAGCAGATCTTATTAAATTCATTGTTAAAAATATACTTGATCTTTATCGTGCAAAAGGTACTGCTCGAGGTATTGAATTATTCTTTGCTATATTCTATCAAGAGTTTGATATTGAAATCGCGTATCCTTCTGCTAAGATGCAAAAGATTTCAGATTCAGAATGGAAGCAAGGTGTATACTTACAAATGTTTCCAAACAATAATCTATTCACGTCTAAGACAGGTGCTGAATATGAATATTATGATTTATTAGCACGTAACATTGAAGGAGCAGTAACAAAGGCAAAGGCCTCAGTACGATCAGTTAACTTCTTTGTTTTAAATGGTGTTAAAACTCCTGTCATATATCTCGATGGTATTCAAGGTACATTTAGAAAGTACGAAGATATCATTACTAATATTAATGGAGAGGTTGTTAGCTTTGGTAAAACAAACGGATCTCTATCATCGTTTGAAGTTGATAGCACTGACTCAAACGCAGCAACAAGCAGAAAGGTTGGTGAAGTATTTGAAGTAAGACAAAAGAACGCTTACGCAGGTACGGCAATTGTTACTAAAGTTTCAACTGATGTCTCAGGAGAAGTTCAATACGAATTAAAAGATGGTGGTTATGGTTATACAGTAGCCAACACAAGGTTAATTGTTTCTGACCAATCTATTATCTTAAATAACGGAGAGACAGGATACGATCAGCAATTTATTATTGGAGAATCAATATCAGATGCATTAGGTAACACAGGTACTATTGTTGGACAGAACGAAAGTGTTCTTGGTTTTAAAATGGTTTCTGGCCAAACAATGCAAGATCTTCAGATAGTGACGACTGCAACTTCAGGATTAACAATTGATTTATCAGACGTTGAAAATCAGCTTACACAACTCAATGCCACATCACCTGGTTTACAATTTGCCGACACAGGAAGTAATAGTGACGTAAAG